TCTCTGACTCTGTCATTGTTTCGCCCACGCAAAAGGGCAAGACCTTGTCGGCCTTGCCCTCACTACTTCACGGTATTGATTATACCCCGAAACCATTTTCCAGTTTAACCCACTTTTTCATTCTCAGTCTGGAGAACGTCGAGACGATAGAAGAACGCCCGCTTGATCCCGTAGAAATCTGTCGAGCCGAACGGCAGACCACACCGCCTCATCGTCTGTGTATAGCTCAGGCCCTCAGAGACTGAGACGAGCAGCGCCCTCCAGATGTGACGATAGCCGGCAGCGGCCGCCGCCCACATTGCAGACTCCTCGATGATCCGGCAGTCACGCCTCGCCTTCCCGGTTCTCATCGCGTGCCTGATCGCTGCTGTCTCGGTCGGACTCCCGACTAGACCGCCACCCCCACCGATCTTGTCGTAGCGGATCGCCGGCGCGCTCGCGTCTGTCAAGCTGTCTGCCTCTGCCCGCTTGGCTTTGTACTGGAGACAGAAATGTCTCATCTCTTGGTATCTCTCGCGGCTGATCCCGTAGTCGTCCCACGTCAGATCCCTCAGGCGTTCCCGTGCTTGCCGCTTCTCGAGATCCCTGATCGCACGGAACGCCTCGCCGGCTGTCGGATCGTCGTAGCCCTCGCTGTTCTTGTAGCTCATTGATTCACCTCCTCGCGCAAGTCCTTGAGCGCTGTCATGAGCGCCGCCTGACTTGTATCCTTTTTGTCGAGACTCTCAGCCACCCGCTCGTCGACGGTCCCCGCCGCAATGAGCCTGTGAATGATAACCGGCCGCTTTTGGCCTTGCCGGTATAGCCTCGCGTTTGCCTGTTGATATTGATCGAGACTCCACGGCAGAGAATACCAGACGATAATGTGTCCGCCGTCCTGGAGATTGAGACCGTACCCGACGGACGCCGGATGTGCAATGAGCACCCGGATCCGTCCGTCATTCCAGTCCTTGATGTCTGTCTCTGTCTTGAGTTCCCTCGGCTCATACTTGCTGAACGCCTTGAGGATCCGCGCCCGCTCATGCCGATAGCCGTAAAAGATGAGCACCGGCTCAGAGCTTGCCTCGATGATCTCTCCCAGAGCGTCGAGCTTCTCGCGGTGGAACTCGACGGCGTTTCCCGTATCGTCATATACTGCACCTCCCGAGAGCTGGAGAAGCTTGCCCATGACCGCCGCGGCATTTGCTGCCGAGACGGCTGTGTCATCGCCAAGCTCGAGGAGATGCTCACGCTCGAGCTTCTTGTAGGCCGCCCGCTCTTCGTCGGTGAGCGTGACCCGGACATCCCGGTCGATCCGGCCCGGGAGCTCGAGATAGTCCGCCGAAAGCATCGAGATCGTGATGTCGCTGATTCTGTGCGTGATCGCCTCCTCGGCTCCCTTAATCGGCGCCCAGTCATAGACGACGTGTCCGTTCGTTCTTCCCGGTCGGAAATACAGCTGCCGGAATCTCGTGACCGTCCGCTCAAGGCGCTCCCCGCCGTCGAGAACATAGATCTCCGCCCAGAGATCCATAAGCCCGTTCGGGTCCGGAGAGCCTGTGAGTCCGACGATCCGACGAAACTTTGGCCGAACCTTCTTTAGCGCCCGGAACCTTGCCGCCGTCGGGTTCTTAAAACTGGTCAATTCATCCACAACAAGCATGTCCCATTTCCACATTCCGCGGTAGTTATCCACAAGCCAGACCACATTTTCTCGGTTGATCACATAGACATCCGCGTCTTCCTCGATAGCGGCTCTGCGCTTTGCCGCGGATCCGAGTACCTTAGACACGCGCAGCTCTTTGAGATGATCCCACTTATCGCACTCCCGGCTCCATGTATCCCTGGCGACCATGAGCGGAGCGATGACAAGCACCCGTGTCACGTCGAGCTCGTCATAAATGAGCTGCTTGATCGCGGTGAGCGTGATTACGCTCTTACCTAGGCCCATCTCAAGGAATAACCCGACCGAAGGCTGTGAGATGATCTTGTCGATCGCCCGTCTCTGATATCCGTAGGGCACGAATTTCATAGTCGTCCCTCCTGGACATCCAGGACGAATCGGTCAACGTCGTCCTTGCCATAGAGTACCTGGACATCCTGCCCGTGATCGCGGATCCTCCTGATCTGGTATCTCTGAATGTCACTGAGCTCGCCGCGCTCCGTTTTAAGCTCGACAAAGATCACACGGCCTCCCGGTGTGATGACGATCCGATCCGGTACGCCATCGTTTCCCGGGCTGACAAATTTGTAAACCAGGCACCCCGTCTTTCTGAGCCGGTCTCGAAACGACCGCTCGACGGTGGCCTCCCGTCTTATAGATTCTTTCATGTCATTATCTCCCGTCTTTTTGTGTGGACAAGCTCCCGCGCGCGTATTAGAGTGTTCAAAATTTACACTTATTTCTTATTTTTCTTGGTAGCAGGTTGTTTTTTCTGTGTAATTGTTTTGGCCTTATTTCTTGTCCCTTGTCCCATAAAGTAGATAAAACCTAGTAAAATCAATGTTTTTCTATGGGACAAGCTATGGGACAAGCGCCTTTTAACTTGTCCCGTTGTCCCACGTAATCTCCGGTGTTTTTGGGACAAGCCGCCGAGCTTGTCCCGCTTGTCCCACAATTTTTAATCGCTTGTCCCACGGTTAATCGCTTGTTTCAAACTTCACGCCCGTCATTTCGTAGACGTGTTCCTGATAGTCCTTTAAGGTCATCGAGGTACTGTCAAACCGGTTCCACTCGTCGACAAGCGCCTCGCAGAGATCGCCGAGGCGCTTGCGGCCCCACCCGTAGCGCTCGTGCATGACGTCAACGACGAGAGAGTAGAGCAGGGCGACCGCCTCGGAGGAGGCGTCGAGCTCTGCCTGCTGCCGTATCCGGTCGATGTCGCTCTGTCTCATCATGCGTGCAGGGTCCTTGCCACTGATCCCTGCCGCGCGTCGCTGCTGCCTGTTCATTCGTCCCGCCTCCCATCGATAATCATGACAATAACCATGCCGATCGTAGAGACGACGGTGATTGCGCCGATCACCGCCAAAATGTCGACTAATATTTTCATGGCCAGTCCTCCTCGGTGTTGTCTTCCATGTCCTCGGCGGCCATATCGGCTGCCTGGATGTCCGCGTCGATGTTGTCATTATCTGGTTCATCCACGGCCACTGCTTTTAAGGCCTCGATTGCCATGCTCAGCGCTTTCGCGTAGCTCCGGAGCGCCGGATCTTTGGGGAAATAAACCTCGGTAAAGATAACCTGTTTCCGTAGTTCTGATATTGCCTCTTGCACAGTCATTTCTTTTACCTCACTGCTTTATAAAGATTCTCTGCCGGCCATAGTCGGCAATATACCGCCGTTGGCCAGATTGTACCCACCCGAGCCGCATGAGCATCGCGGCGATGTCGTAGGAGTCCTTGCGTGTGATCCGCGTGGCCGGGTTCCGGAAGCACTCACACCAGATCTCGATGACCGAGACGGCCTGGCGATCCTCGGTCGCGTCGTTCTTACCCGGCAGGGCCATAAGCGCGTCAGCGTCGCCGTCAAGATATGCGATTCGGGCTTCCCGTCCCATCGTCTGCCATTCTTTAGGCAGCTTCTGGGAGAGGAACGCATCGACAAGGCCTTCCCGCTCATCGCTTTCAAGCGCCTCGGTCTGCTTCTCGAGGGCGATAGCCGCCGCGTCCTTGGAGAGGAGTAGCGACCGCTCGCCGAGCTCCTTGTAGCGGAAAAACATTTCCGCCCAGATCTGGTCGCGCTCGGCGTCAGAGAGATCCCAGGGCTTTTTAGCCGAGTCTCCCGTGATCTCGATCGGCCAGAACCGGCGGTTGCCGGTGATGTCCTTGAGATAGCCGTCCGCGTTGTTTACCGTGCCGAAAATGACGCACTGACGCGGATGCTTTTCGACGTTCCGGCCGTAGGCCGCGCGGTAGATGTCGTCCTGCCGGGAGACGAATGCCTTGATGGACTCAACGTCCATCTTCCGCATACCCTTGAGCTCGCCGATTTCGATGATCCAGTAGCCCTGGAGCTTTTCAGCCGCTGTCTTGTCTTTCATATCTTCGAAAGTTAGGTTATCGGAAAACCACTGCCCGGCGAGCCTGGCGATAAGTGTCGATTTCCCCGTTCCAGGCGGCCCGGACAGGATGAGCATGCTGTCGAACTTGCACCCGGGCTCATAGACTCTTCGGACCGCCGCGAGCAACGTCTTTTCCGTCGCCTCGCGCGTGTAGACATTGTCCTCAGCTCCCAGATAGTCGATGAGGAGCGTAGCCGCCCGGGCATTGCCGTCCCACTCGAGCCCCTCAAGATACTGCTTGACCGGATGGAACGACCGCCCCTGTGCCTGGATTACCTTTTGATCGAGGACGTACTGCCGCGGGAACTCCGCGTAATTGCTCGCAACGTAGGTGTAGAGCTGCGCGTCGTCTGAGTCCGTCCATGATCCAGGACGTCTAGGCCACGGTACCGGGTGCTCCGGGTCGACCTTAATGTCTCCCGCGAGGAGATCAAAAGTGAGGCCTTTGAGCGCCGGATCGAGCTCAAAAACGCGGCCGCAGTTGATGACCGACTTCTCGACGACGCCCTTGCCCGAGCGCTGGAGCTTGAGCCTTACATCAGACGGTGTCAGTTCTTCCGTTTCACCTTCTTCGAAGTCAGACGCCTCGACGCTGTGGTTTTCCTCGTCATAGAGCCTGAGCGTCTCTTCGTCTTTGAGGGCGAAGGCAGCCATTGCCTGATAGCTTGGCCGCTTGTTCGGGGCGATGTCCCCGCGAACGCCGTCGTCCTCGCCGCCGAACTTATGGATCCGCACGAGGTCCCAGGCGTTGCACTCGATGCCGCCCGCGGGATCCGTGCCGTGATTGCTATACGCAAACTTGCCGTCATCATAGATGACCAGGCCGGCGGTCGTTGATCCCGGGATATAGGTGTACCGGTCCTCGTGGTCCGTCGGCGCATAAATGTCACCGAGGAACTTGTCGATCGCCGCGGGCACCGTGTAGGCGCGGCAGAACGTGCCTACAATGCCGGGCTTAGTCGTCGGGTCGGCCTGCTTGTCTGCGATCTTTTTGTGCGATTCCACCTCGAGCTTTGACGTCGGCCAGAGCGAGGCGTCGTGCCATTCGCCGCGAGGGTAGCGCCTGAGTACGTCGTCCGGATCCAGAAACGGCGCGTCGACGTAATCGAAAAAGTACGGCGCGTCCTCTGCGTGGCTGGGCCAATACATGAGCCGCGACGGCTGGAAAGTCGACGGGTCCATGTAATCCATTCCTATATCCGTCGCTAGCATACGGGCGACTGCCTCGTACTCGTCGGCGCTCACATCCCGTGAGAGCGGGATGAGCAGCCGGAGCCTGGGTTTCTCGGGCTGATACTTGTGCGTCGAATAGCAGGCTGACGCATAGGCTCCGTCGAGCTTTATCCCGGCATAGAAGTCGATCGGTGCGAAATCGAGGTCGAACGATATGATCGACCGTGTTTTAACTGTTTTTGCAGATCGGCGGCCCTCGCTCAGGGCACCGCCAACGAAACCGCCGACGTCTTTCGTGTCGTCCTGTTCGGCCTTGCTCATCTTCATGTACTCGGCAAAGGTCTCAGGCGTCGCCGTAGGCCTTGCGAGCCGAGCAAGCAGCGCCGACCACATGAACTGCTTATTTTTCCAGCGCTTGTCGTACCGGTTTTTTCCTGTCGAGATCCATAGCCGGCGATCGTGGTCGATCTGAGGCGCCGGCGGAAACTCGAGGATATTTTTTTCGGCTTGTTGCTGCATTGATGTCCCTCCCTTAGGCCTCGATATGATCGCGAGACCATCCTGCGTCGTATTCGTAGACCGGCAGCCTGAGCGCATAGGCCGCGCCGAGCTCCATCTGAGCCCCGCGGGAGTGTTTCCACCCAGGCAAGAGGATGACGGCGTCCGCTGAGCAGACGAGATCGAGGCAGTGCTTCATGATGTCGTTGTAGCCGAGCCCGGTGCCCTCGAACATGAATCGAGGGTTGATGATATTGCAGAACCCGAGCCCGCGGAGATCTTGCTCAGCCCTCGCAAAATGCGCCGCGGAGATTGCTCCAGGGACCCCGGTTATAGGTCCGGAGATATAGATTTTCTTGTTTCTTTTCATGTTTTCACCCTCCACGGGGCGGGACGAGCCCGCCCGATTATGCGATTAGGAAAGCCGGCCGAACCCCGATGACGGTCGAGGCGGTCCAGTAGTTCGCATTGCCGTCGGGGTAGACACTGCAGAAATTCGCCGAGGACGATTTAACCTTGTTATTGATCCAGCCCCACTCATACTCGCCGCAACGCGAAGCTAATCGGTTGCGCCTGTCCTGCATGAGCGGCCACTGTTCATGGCCGTCCGGCTCGCACCAGCTCGGCAGCTTATCAAAAAATTCGCCGGCAAACGGGATCCGGAGCAGATCGCCGTTGTTCCACGGTTTCATGTAGGGACGGATCTCCTCGAAATCGTTCAAAGCGGCGTCGCTCTGGAGATATTTCCGGAGATTGCTTTCATTGTAGCCGCCGCGATTCGTGTTCTTGAAGTTCATCGGCATGGGCCGATCGAGGTACTGATCGAGCAGGAAAGTTGCACCTTTTTCGGTGACTTTTTGACAAGTTGCCGTATATCTTCCGACGTGGAGCCGGTCGCCGATCTGAATGTCGGATGTTTCGATTTCTGTCATTCTTTCGATTTTCATGAGTGTCCTCCTAGTCTTTTTGGTAGTAGTCGCAAGCATAGGTCCCGCCCTTGAGCGGGAGACCCGGCGCCCAGTCGATCGGCTCGGCCATGAGGCCGTCGATCCTGTCGAACGCGACCTCGTCGGCTCGCGGTACGTCGATAATCATTTCGTCGTGGACGTGCGCGACGACGTGGTAGCCCATTTCCTCGACTTTGATCATCTTTTCGGCGAGGCAATCCCTCGCGGTCGCCTGGACGATATTTTCTGTGAGCTTGCCTCCGTAGGTCCGGATCGGTGCCCAGGTGTGCGCCGTATCGGTTCCCCAGTATTCGATCTCTTTGCCAAAGTTCCCGTCCTGGAGTACCGGCCACGGGTAGGCGATCGACCGCCCGCTCGGCAGCTTGACGAACATGAACCGCCTGCCGTCGATCTCGTCCATCGAGAACCCGATCGCGATCGGCTTGCCGTTGACCGTACGCTTGTGATACCGTCCGTCGTCTCCGATCGCCTCAATGTAGGCAAATGATCTGCGGCCGGTCTCAATCGTTGTCTGAGCGCACCGCTCGAACAGTTTCCAGAGCCGGGTGATCCTCGGCGATCTCGAGCGCCACTTGCTCACGATGTCCGGCATGTCCTCTTCTGGGATTGTGTGAGTTGTGTCCATAGTTTTCATAGCGCCGACGCCGCCGCCGTAGCCGAGCGCCAGCTCCGCGACCTTGCCGCGCTGCCTGAGATGCCCATTGACACCGTGCTTTACGACCGGGACACCGAACATCTGCGATGCCGAGGCGCAGTAGATGTCTCCGCCGTCCCGAAATGTATCAAGTCTCCACTGCTCACCGCCGAGCCACGCAATGACACGCGCCTCGATCGCAGAGAAATCCGTCACGATAAAGTGGCAGCCCTCTGATGGTATAAATGCCGTCCGCACGAGCTCGCTGAAAACCTGAGCCGGCTCTCCGTACATGAGCTCAAGGGTCTCAAAGTCCCGATCTGCGACGGTCTGCCGCGCAAGATCGAGGTCCGGGATATGGTTCTGCGGGAGGTTCTGGAGCTGGACGATTCTCCCGGCCCATCTTCCGGTGCGGTTTGCTCCGTAGAACTGGAGCATCCCACGAACTCGCCCGTCTCTGCATACGGAGTTGAGCATGGTCTGATACTTTTTTGTGCTGCTTTTTCCGAGCGCCTGCCGGAGCTGGAGCATCCGCCGCACGTTAGGTGGATAGATGTCATCATGTCCAGGCTTTAAGGCGTCGGCGACTGCTGCCTTGCTCATATCCGTTGATAGCCCAGGAGCGCCTTGAGATGCAAACCACCCTTTGAGCTGCGCGACACTGTTCGGATTTTGAAGTCCTGTGATTTCCCGGGCCTCCGCCATGCACTTCTCGACACGGGTCTTGTCGTATTCGACGATTCCTTGGACAAAGGGCACATCGATTCGGATTCCGCGGTCGCTGATCGCCTGATCGACGGACCATAGCTGCTGCTCCCTCGGAATCGGCCGGAACCGTCTGAGCCGCTCAAGGATCGCCTGCTCTGTCGTAACGTCTTGCTTGTTGTAGATGCAGAACAGCCGCCACCGATCAGGGTCATCCTTTGGCATATTCCGGCTGCGCCCGCCGTTCGATTTCGTCGGTGTTACGTACTTGCAGAAATATTGTATGAGTGCCTTGCCTGTTTTGAGCTTTTTCTGATCTTCCGGGAGCCCGAGTGCCTCGCCCGCGTCTTTCAGAGATCGCGGGAGGCCGAGCGTTGAGGCCAGAACGGCGGTGCATCTCCATTCGTCGGGATTGCACTCCGCTCCGTAGTAGCTTTTTAAGGTCGTGCGTTCAAAATTTGCGTTGTATGCTGTTTTGATGATCGTCGGATCGTTGAGAGCCTGTAGAAACTCGTCCTCGTTTCCGTCGAGGATCTCCCCGCCCGTGCGGAGTTCCTTGAGCAAGTCTGTCTTGCCGAACAGTTCCATCTGTTCGCCTTGTGCGGATAGATCGACGCCCAGGACTCCGGGACGCTCAGCAAAACGCCGCGGCATGAACTGCTTGACAGGGCCGTCCCCGATCTTGTACGCAACGAGGATAATTTCAAAATCAGGCGCGTCCGCGTAAGCGTACGCGCCGTTCTTGATGTCGGTTCCGGAAAAGGTCTCAACGTCGACGCCCATCTCAGTCGAGATCGGTGTCAATGTCATCGTCCTCCTCGAAATCGTCCGCAGTCACGCTGTTGCTGCCGCCGAGCTGATCGCCGTCCTTGATCTTTTTGATTCCCTTGAGGATGACGCCGACGCCGTTCTGACTCGTGCTGTACGGATAGAACGCTACAATCGCGCGGACATAGCAGCCGGGATAGAGCTCCTCCGGGTCGATGATCTCGACGCCGTCCTCGTCAAAAAGTTTCGGGCGGCTTGAGCTTCTAGCGCTGAAATAGTAGTTTCCGTCATAGGCTCCGGAGGTGTCAGACGACTCGCTGCCGTCGTGGATCGGCTCAGTCAGCTTTCCCGGGATCTTTCCGCCCCATTTCTTGCTCTTGCCGTCTTCCTTGGCCTTGTCGACGGCCTGCTGGATAACCTTGAGGCTCTCCTTGTCGTCGCCAGGAATAATCAGCGATGCGCTGTACTTGTCACTCGCTTCATCCTTCTCGAAAAGGTGCGGGTAGCTGAGCCTTACAAGCCCGGTGATAACACTTCCATCTTTTTTGATCTTTGCCGTGTACTTTGCGTCTGCCATTTTCTTCGTCCTCCTTTTAATCATTGAAATCATCCGCGGTGACGGTTGTCACAATCGCGGGACGTTTATCGCTTTCCGGTGCCAGTGTTGGCGCTCCCTCGGGCTTAAACACGAGCCCCGGCTCCTCGAGTACCTCGTGAAATTCTTTTTTGCCCATGAGCTGTGTCATCTTTGTCACGCCGAGGAGCTTTTTTTCGTAGATGAGCGCGGGATCATAGCCTGCTTTGACGAGCGTTGCCGCGACGATTTCTTCGCTCTTGTATTTCCGCTTGGCGACGGACTCGACGACCTTCCAGCCGGTCACGGTCTCGCCGCTCTGGGCAAGCTCGAGGGCCTCGTTTTCGAGGTCTTTTGCCCATGCCGTATACTCCCTCGCGGCGCTTAACGCCTTGCCCATGTCTTCGCCGGACAAGACTGCGCTGTCTTTGCGCCGGCGCTCGAGCATCACCTCGAACTCGTGCATCTTTGCGGCGCGTGCCTTGCAGGACCCGGCCGCAGGGCAGAAGTGCGACTTGCACCACGGTCCGGGGTTATACTTCGGGGCATCGCCAAGAGCTCGCCTAGCCGCAGGGGCGATGACTGCCTTGCCCCATGAGCGGAGATCGTCGGCAGTGAGCTCCTCGGATGTCACACTGTCGAGCCGCGGTTGATAGATCACCATCTTGACCCGACCGAAATCGTAGGAAAGATCGAAGGCCGCCATTGTGCCATAGGTATAGAGCCGGATCTGCGGGTTCGCGATCGCGCTGATCGGAACGCCCTTTCCATACTTGAGGTCGATAACCTCGCAGGTATCGGCCCCGATGATGACGACGTCCGACGTTCCAAAGCCTCCAGGAACGATGTCGGAGAAATCGACACGCTGCTCAGTCATGAGCTCGGCAGCAGGATCCTTTTTCCGGATCGTTTCGAATTCCTCCAAGACGAAATCGACATAGGGTTCAAGGATCCGCCTCATGTCGTCAAAGGATCCGCTGAGGTCCTTGTGTACCGAGTAGAATGCATTAACCTTGTCACGTATCATGAGCTCAGTCCCGGAAACGGGTCCCAGATTATCGCGGGCTACTTTTATCATGATTTCGGCGAGTGCATGGGCGAGAGTGCCTTCCTCGGCAGCCGGAGAGGTTGTCTCCGGGTAAAGCTCGGCCATGTGCACCGATCCGGGGCAGTTGAGCCAGAGCTCCGCCCCGGAGGCGGAGAGCTTTGCATGTTTAGGCATTGCCATCGCCTCCGATCTTGTCTGCCTCGGCGATGAACTCGGTATACTTAGCCGGGTCGAGTGTGCTGACGCTCTGGGCGCCGAGCTTACCGAGGAGCGCTTTCATTTCGTCTTTGTGTCCGCCCTTGATAGCCGTGTGGAGAACCTTGCGGACGGCGGCAATGTCGGGCGTTCCCTTAGGCGGGTCGACCGGTTTCGGCATGACGTCCTCAGGCTTAGCTGAGGCCTCCGTTTTCTTCTTTTCCGGGGCCTTTGTGGTCTCGGTGGGCGATTTACCGTCTGATTCTTTCGGGGCGTCCTGAGGGCTCTCTGAGCTCTCTGCCGGGGCTACTTCCTTAAAGGCTCCGACCTTTTTTGCGGCCTCGAGAATACGATCCTCGTCGGATTTCTTGATCTTCTTACCGTCCGGGGTGTCGATGACCTCCGGGACGTCCGCCTGGATCTCGATGTCTCGGCCGTCCTTGTCGATATGGCTGAATGTCACGAAATTCGCAGCGAAACCGATGACCTTTGCGAACTGAGGGAGCTCTTTCATAAACCTCTCTGCGTTGCTGAACTCAAGTGTGATTTTCATGTTGTGCCTCCTTTGGCTTGTTAGTGTTTTCCGCCGTCGCCTGTCGTTTCTGATCGGCGTAGACCGCCTCAATCAGTGCCTCGGCGAGGTGTCTCAACTCGGGATGTCGATCCATCAGGACCACCTCGAGGCGAGGAGCTCGCAGCCACCCGCGAGCAATGCGGAGACAACGACACCGGACAGAGTGACCGTGCCGACGATGCCGTCACTGTCGATGAACGTCGCGAAAACGAGCGTGGCCATTAAGAAAAGACCGGCCCGGGTTTCCCATGCCTCCCGCTTTTTATGTCTGTATCTTGAGATTTTTGTCATTGAGTGCCTCCGTGTATACGTTTCGTATACCTATTAAGCAAAAAAAATATCGATCGGGACGTTGAAATGTCGGGAAATTGCAGACTTAACAGGATCCGCGGGGACTCGTTCGCCGGCCTCGTAGAGAGAAACGGCACCCACGGTCACGCCGATCGCGTCGGCGGTCTGTGTCTGGGTCTCACCCGCGTCGAGTCTGAGCTGTCTGAGCTTTTGCCCGAGCTTTTTCCGCTCCTCGATGCTCATCATGTTTAGCGTCATTTAGTGCCTCCATTTTGTGATATATGCCGCGGTCTCGGTGCGCGCTTGCCGGCGCGGCTTTTTCTGTACTTGAGGTTTACGTTCTGTATACCTCGACTAATATGTTATACGTTCCGTAAACTTTTGTCAATCAATTTTTTACAAAGTGTATAATTTTTATTTTACAGAGCGTATAATAGGAACCGGGCGAGGAGGCCCGAGCGATGAGAGAATTAAAAGACATATTAAGAGAACTCAGGGCCGAGCACGAGATGACTCAGGATGATCTCGCCCGGCAGATTGGAGTACAAAAGGCAACAATTTCCCATTATGAGGCGGGGACGAGATACCCGAAACGCGACACGCTCCAGGCGATCGCGGACCTTTTCAATGTGAGCACGGATTTCCTGACCGGGCGGTCGACTCGGACCGAGCTCGTCGTCAATGATGAGGAGAGGCTTTTAATCGAGGCATACCGTCACGCCGATCCGGGGAGCAGTCGGAATGGTATCCGAACCCCCGGCAAACCGTTCGTGTATGGAAAATATTATATACTTATTGTCCCATTTAGTCACGCGGCATAAAAAAGGCGGCGGGTCGGCTCCCGGGAGCCTTGCCGCCGCTAAAACGTCGGCGCGGTTGCGTCGGCGTTTTCTTCATGTCATTCGAGCGTATTGTTGAGTGCCTGAGCGATGACCGCCGCGCCGATCCACGAGATAACGCCGAGACCGGCAACGATCGCCGCGGCCGTAATGACCGCACTCATCTCTTTAACAGACGATTGACCTCAGATTGCACGGCCGCGTAATTGTAGCCGGCCGCGTCGAGACGATTGCGGCGTTCTGATCCGTTGCCCCACTTGCCGGCGATGACCTCGCGGGCGATCTCTGTG